TGGCAATACTTCGATCAGTTCCGCCCAGTCTCCATCATCTGGCGGTGCATCGTTATTTGTCCTAAAACGCTCCGGCTACAGATTTGACCCATTCATCACCTGGCGCTGGTCGATGAATTCAGAAGAGCTCTACGGCCGCTCTCCAGCTATGGATGCAATCGTCGATATATTCCGGCTGAATGTTATGGGGAAAACCATGTTGCTTGCTCGTCAGAAAATGGTCGAACCGGCCATGTTGGTTCACGAGAAATTTCGCAACCGCCTCAAACTTAATCCTCGCGGTGTCAACTACTATAGTGCCGGTCGCAGTCAAGAAGAAATGATTAAACCCATCCAGCAGGGTATCCAGATTGGTGCGGGTACGGATGGCGAAGATCGCATAACAAAAATAATCGAGAATCACTTTATGACTCCTTTCTTTACCATGCTGTGGAAGGCGGCCATGGAGGGTTCCCAGTTATCTGTTCCCCAGGTTCTTGAAATGATGGGTGAGAAGGCTTCTATCATGATGCCGGTACTCGAACGCATGGAATCTGATTTCCTCAGCCAAGTAATTTCTACAACTGATATTATCGAAACCGATGCCGGCCGCATGCCGGACATTCCTCCGATTCTTCAGGAATATGCCAGTGGTTTAGAAATCCCCATACAATACAACGGGGCGCTGGCAACAGCTCAACGTAGATGGGCTAAAGCTCAGGGAGTTATTCAAGGTACAGCAATGCTTGAAAACTTATGGAAAATATTCCCCGAATCAGCTGATGTGGTTGATCCTACTGCTACTGCACTCGAAGTACTTAATGTTTCCGGTTGGCCAGCCAAGGGTATCCGCACTGTCGATGAGATCATGAAGGTGCGTAAAGACCGTGCTGAACAGATGGCTCAGCAAAAGAAAGAAGAGCAACAGGAAAAGTTAATACAAAATGCGGCCGGACTTTCTCAAATGGCCAAGACCGCTGGAAGTATGATTCCTCAGGGTGGCGGTATGCCGGGTCAGGGTGGAATGCCGGGAGGTATGCAATAAATGAGTGAGATAACCTCCCAATATAAAGAATTGAAATCCATGCTGGTCGACCGCAATCCCGAAGACGACCCGGGTGATATTAAGCGCCGTGAGGACTACTTTCAGACTTTCAATTCTCCCCATGGCTTTAGAGTTCTCGAAGATATGTTGATTGAATTAAAGATTTTTGATAGCATCGCAAACGAAGAGGATGTTGTGTTGGCGAATTATGGTCGCGTCCTTCTCAATAAAATAGGCATACTGCGGGAGGAAAACTTCAGCAAGATTATTAAAGACTACATGACTATGGCGAGAGTTGGATACCAGCAGCAAAACAATAAACAAGGCACCGAAGCGGAGTAGTCTGGTGTTCCCTTCATCGTAAGGTGAAGATAATATTTAACCAGTTTAAAGGAGGATTTGATTATGCAGTACAGAAACAAAGGTGGAAATTTAGTGTATGAAGCGCGGTATAGGGGTCAGATACAGATTGGTGAGTTTGCATCCTTATTAGCCGGGGAAGGTGGCATGCCTTTGAGTTCAGCAAGGACTTTCGTATTAAGGGTTTGCTGTGATGATAATGGCAAGGCGCTGACGGTTGGCAATTCTTACCGTTGTACTGAGGACCGTATGCTCTTAACCGTCGCTCATCCGGGAAATGTATCTATCTTCGGACATGAAGGCCATATAAAAGTAACGGCGGATGAAAGTGGAAATACGGCCTTCATAGCGGGCGAATGGTCCTATATCGAAATGGTTTCCGGCGCGCATGTGAATATAGCGGCGGGACATCAGGCAATGGCTGATTGTCCGAGCGGTGGTGTGATCAATGGTGTATTGGCAGCTTATTTAGCTACCTCAAACACTCTTGCGGGAACCCATACGGGCAAGGCGGTTGCTTTCCACATTCCTAATCCGGTTGCCGGCACATGGGATGCGGCATTCGGTTTCGGTTCGGCTTCGGGAGCGTGTGCTAGTGGTGCCACGGCATTGAGCGGCCTGACTTCCGCTTATCATATTAATGTGTTGGGGCCTGACGGGAATATTCATTATATTCCGTTAATTTAACATTTAACCCCCGTCCTGCTAGCTTCATTTTGACCTCCATAGTGGGACGGGGACTTATACCATTAAAAGGAGAACACCATGATTTGGCACAGCACGAATTATTTTAATCAGGATTTTGTAACGAAAGTCGGAATTACTAAAGATGAAAGTGGAGAAAAGACAACCTATAAACCCTATGCTATAATTCTTGGTATTGTTCATACGCTGGGCGAGTCTGATACGGAAGAGGATGCAAAGGCTTGGCTGGACAAGTGGGTGTCTGATGGAAAGTGGGAAGAGAAAAAAGAAAAGGGAGAAAAGTAAAGGGGAGAAAAATAAAATGAAGCCGGAAATTTATAAGTTACTTGAAGATATGAAAATTCATGCACCGAAAGAGCCAATCATAAATTCAAGAGACAGGCAGTTGTATGTACTGGTGCAAATGGCACAGTTGTTGGTTTTGATAGCGGAAGAAGTGCTTGAGAAACCGGAAGAAGTAAATGAAATTACTACCACGAAAGGAGAGATTTATGGTATTGGACAACGAGAAGCAGAGAATTATGATCAAAGAATTGATTAATGCGATGGAGTTTACTGGCAATGTAAAACAACTGAAGACGGTATTGGCGGATGTCAATGAGTTGGCTGATGCGGTGGATGCGGCAGAAATTACTACTCTTAATACCGTAAATATTAAGCTTGCTGAGTGAAAGGAGATAGCCATGTCTGATATATTATCTCCAGTGGCAAATTTACCCCTTACCACATCTCCCCGCGGAGTAAGAATTCTGAATGTAAAAGGTTGCCCCTTTATTGATGGCCTTCGCCTTGATCCCGGTCGTTTCTACCTGATGTTTTTTTCCACGGAAGATCGGGTTCCTCTGCCCCCTGCGGGATTCTATGAAATAGCCGACAACAAGAAGGTAATCTACATCAAAGAATTCCGTCCCTATATGAGATCCGAATACCGGACGATTACCACGGCTGAGGAACTTACCATGAATCCAGATGCCCTAAAGCAGTTGTCCAGATGGCGGGTATTTGTGTTTCGTGCGTTTGAGGGCGATGTGCCGAAAAATTATGTGCCTGATTGCAATTTCGACTATAAGCGGGCCAACATTGAACATGTTGTGCAGACATTACAGACGAAGCATTGAGGTGAGGTAACCATGAAGAAAACAACTAAACTTCCACATAAGTACGTTGTGTTCATTTTAAAGTGCCGCTGTGGGCAGGAAATGGAACTGCGTGTGTGGACTGATAAAGATTGGCAAGTGCAATGTAGGCGTTGTGGTAAAATTCATAAAGGCATGGGCAAAAATGAATCCAAGTGATTATGAAATTATGATGCGTATCTTCCAAAAGCTTGGCGTTGATAAGAACTTCTTTGGTGAATTTATTTTCGTGTTCAGCGGTGGCAACTTCGTTCAGGTACGCGACAACCGGGTTAAGAAGCCCGATGATGTGAAGAAATTGCTCAGTCAGTAGAATTTATTTGACAAATTATACGGGTATGTGGTATTTTATATTCAACTGATTTTTAACTTTAACAAAAGGAGGATTAGATGAAGCAGTCAGATAAGTATGGAAAGATAAAAGGTAACAAGAAACAGAAGACGAAGAAAGCGAAAAAAGTAAAATAGTTTATTAAACAAGCTGTAGAGGAAAATCTAGGCTCAATTGGCAGAAATGCTGGTTGAGCCTTTTTTATTTTGCAACAAAATTTGAAAGGAGATTTACAATGCCAGAAAATGATGGGACTCAAAACCTGAATGATGGCGCAAGCGGAAATCAGGGTGCACCTCCGGCGTGGACTGCGCAGCTTCCGGATGACCTGAAGGCGAATGAAGCTTTTACCTCAATGAAGACTATTGGTGATCTTGGCAAATCCTATCTCGATGTCAACGGGAAGATTAAGGAATATGATTCCAAGCTTAAAGATCACGAAGCATTGGTCAAGACTCATGAGGGTAAAGTCAAGGAACTCGAAGGGAAGATGGCGAGCGATTACATTCCAAAGCCAAAAGAGAATGCCACCGATGCGGAAAAAGCGGCTTATTACAAAGCCCTTGGCCGGCCTGACAAACCGGAGGATTACAAGTTTGAAACTTTTACCCCGCCTAAGGGTTCGGAATCTATGTACGATCCGACCATGGAAGGTTGGTTCAGGAAAACAGCCCTTGACCTTAACCTTACCAATGAACAGGCGGCTGGACTTTACAAAGCCTATGGTGAAGGTTTTACTGACCGTGTTAATAAACTTCAATTGGCCCAGACCCAGAAGAAAGAGACAGACATCGCAGCCCTTAAGAAATCTTGGGGGCCTAAGTTCGATGAAAACCTTGCTCTTATGGATCGTGCCTATGCCAAGTTTTCCGGTCAGAAGTTTAAAGAAAAGATTGACGCAATTGGTTTCAGCAATGATCCCGATCTTGCTGAAGTGTTTGTAACAATAGGAAAAGCCATCGCAGATGATACCACTGTTCTGGGCGGTCGTACTAATAATACTGAGCCGCGGGAACCTGGAAAATTGAAGTATCCTTCGATGGAAGCTCAAACATAGAGGATAAGCAATGCCTAAATACGGACCAGAGATGGTAGCCGAGGATGACAAATGGCAAGCTGAGGATGATGCCCGTACTTTGATGAGGAGCGAGGAAGTCCGTAAGGATGACAAGCGCCACAAGAAAGCACAGGAAGCAGCCGATAGAATGCTAAAGGAAAAAATATCCGAAGCGGAAAGTCTCAGCAAAGTAGCCAAGGGCGAAATGACCTATTCCTCTATGCCGAAAGAAAAATAATAGGAGGAATAATCTTATGGCTATAACAGGCGTGAAGGTCTACTCGGCCTACACATTAATGGAACTCGCAAAGCGTACTACGAACAACAATCTTGTTGAAATCGCGGAAGTCCTTAATACTTCCAAAGATCTTGTTCAGGACGCTACATGGCTGGAAGCTAACCAGCTTAATTCTCACGTTGGAACTCGCCGGACACGTTTGCCTAATGGTACTTTTCGTCAGGCAAATCAAGGTGTCGTTGGCGATGCGTCTTCGACCCGTCAGATCACGGAACCTATCGGTCGTTTGGAAGGTCATTCCAAAATCGATGAGGCAATCCTTGATATCGCACCCGATAAGCAGCTTGCTCGTTCTCAGGAAGATCTGGCTTATGTCGAGGGTATGGGCCAGACATTTGAAACCAAGGTTTTCTACGGCAATATTGCACAGTACGAAAATGAAATCGATGGGCTGTCTACGCGGAGTGATTACAATTCTGCTACGGCGCCCAATGTCCAGAGTTCCGGTGTTACTGCCGGCACGGGCAACACAACCTCCCTCTGGATTATCGAGTGGGGTCCCAGGATGGTTCATATGATCTATCCGAAAGGTTCTCAGGCCGGTTTGTCAACGACCGATGAGGGACGCAGGTATGTTCAAGATACTAATGATGCCACCAAGTGGTTGTTCATGTGGGTTACCAAGTTCGTGATCCAGTTCGGTCTGTTTATTAATGATCCTCGTTATGTTCAGAGAGTTTGCGATATCGCCACTTCGGGCTCTTCAAACCTTCTAAATGATAACGATATCATTGCTTCCCTAAACAAGATGCCGAAAGCCGGTGGTGGACCTACGGCGCGCATATACGCAAACCGTAATCTGAAAACCCAGTTCGATATTCTGGCCAAGGACAAGACCAACGTGAATTACTTTGTTGAGAATGTGTTTGGTGAACCCATGACAATCTTCCGTACAGTACCTATCCGGCTGGCTGAAGGTTTATTGAATACAGAGACCGCGATCTAAAGCGATTTGCAAAATAAATAATTTGGAGGATTTTTATCATGCCTATGTTCGATGCGTATTTAAAATATTGCGATGCCCTTGACTTTACTTCTCAGGGCGTTGGAACCCTCATTGGAACCAATGAGATTGATTTTGAAGAGACGGTTCTTCCTGATGGCGTTACCACTCTGGATTATCCGGATAAGGGTTCCGGATCTCCGCTTGTTGTGAGATTCATGTGCACAACCAGTTTCACATCAGCTAATAGCACAGCCACCGTGGCCTTTGCCTTATGTTTCGATACCACTACCTTGGCTGGTGGGACATCTTCAGGCACCATTGTTGTGCAGACAGCTCCGATCTTGGTGACTGCTTTGACAGCTGGCGCCTATATTCCGGAATTGAAGATTCCCGATCAGCATGCCCGGTTCAGCAATGTGAATTTCGTCGTTGCAGTACAGACGATTACTGCCGGCAAGATTACGGCTTATATTGATGTTGTAACTGGAATGCGCCACAGATAAGAAGTAGATGTAAATAACCAGAGGGCTGGTGTATGATTACCCATCAGCGCCAGCTCCTTTTTTTGAAAGGAGTTAGTCATGGCTACATATCGTGCGATTAGAAACTGTTTCCACAATTCATTTTATTACAAGACGGGTGATGAGTACCGTCCCTCACCGGAAGATTTGAAAAATGGCCTTCCTGATTCATTTGTAAAGGAGAAAGATTTTACTGCCGATGCAATTGAGGCCGCGGAGATTGAAGATCGCAGTCGTCAGGTATTTATCCAACCGCAAAAAGCTAAGGATATGAATCTGATTAATTCGACAAA